GACTGGGCAGCATTGTCAGCATAGTCTTTGGCTGCCTGCTCGTGAGTGGCTGCGTTTTGGTTGCTGGCGGCTGCGTTTGCGGCGCTCGTTGCTGCCAATCGTTTTGACTCGGACGCATCTGCAGCACTGGCCGCCGCCTGTTCCGCTTGGTCATCCAGTGTCTGCAATTGCTGATAGACCTCCTGCAAAATCGCAGGCCCATCATCCCCAAGTGCCGCATTATCGCAGATGTTCGGTGCCACAGTGATAAGCTCGCACACCTCCGACTGCCAGATTGGGATGGCAACATCGGTTTTATGCTCTAGCTGTACCTCAAATCGCAAAATGCCTTTATACCGTGTAACCGCCGAATCAATTGGCCAAGTGTAACCAAGATAGCCATCTTCCACGACAATATCCACCGATGAGCGGCACGGGGCAAGTGGGATTTTATCCCGCCTCACGAGGTCCGTCTGGACGAACACATTGTAATCCTCCACCACAAGCCCATCCATATCGTCCTTAAGCTTCACTACCACCGTATCCACTAAGTTGTTGTACTGCCGGATAACCACTGGCTCCATCTGAACCGGAGTCCCATCCAGCTTCACGTCAATATATCTCATGGTTACCTCCAATTAGCGCCACGGAGGTCTGTGCCATGGTTTTTACTGCCTTGATTCCCGTTTCTTTCAGCCAAAAAACATATTTAGTGTTCATTTTTAGCTCCTTTAAAAAATACTATTTTGTAGTGCATACATAAAAAATCCAACAAGCCCAGTTGCCGCCAACCCAATCAACCAGTTAAGAGCCTTTGTTTGTGACTCTAGCTTGTCGCACAGCGCCGTGATGCGTTCCTCCAATCGCCCGTTTTGCAGCTCCAACTTGTCTAGGCGCTCCCCATGGTCATTGATGCGCTTTTCGTGGGTATCCACGATGTGTTCTAGCTTTTCTTCATTCATCCACCTTTTCTCCGGTTTCGTTAAAAATATAGTGTCTCAATGCATTGAGGCTCACCATCGCCATCCGCACCGGAGATGCCACAATAATCTCCAAGTACTCTGCCGGCAAAGTCTTAAGCTCCACATCCACCTCGAGTCCTTGGAGCTCACAGACCTTTGCGGTAAGCTCCGGTTTATCACCGTATTTAGAGTTAATTTTGTCGTATTCCGTGGCATAGGGCTTGTACGCATCCAGAAGGGCCTCCGTATTCTGCGACAATGCAAAAGAGGCCGACACGGGAAAGTCGACCTCCTGGATGGCGCCAATGCCATTGATTAGGGCGATGAGCGTGGCGTTAGACAGTTTCATTTGTTGACTCCTTATCGACTGTTGCGTTAAAATACGCAATCGACATCTCGCCGCCGTTTAAATCTATAACACTTTGTGCCGATAAACTGATTGACTGATTTTTGTTTTTTAAAGCCATAGTTATTCTCCTTTTTTATGTTTGCTTAAGCCCAACAGACAACTAAATAATTGATACGGATTGTCGTAACGCCCATTCTGTCGAACGTTGTCCACCATTCTCCACCTAAAAAAGTTGCATCTTGGCAGTGTGCATTAGAAGCCGCGCCATCGCCATTCGATACAAAAACTGCTGTGTTTGTAGCACTTGCATTATTAATCCCAAACCAGCTATTGATTTGAGAGAGTGATATAAGTTGCACACTATTTCCTCCGCCGGCGTCACACACAGCAGTCCCCGCATAGATTCTCGGCATCGTCACCAATGCTCCTTGATATAAAATTGGTTTATAAACGTTGCATCGATTTTGAGCAATACCCAAAACCTGCGTACCCGAAACGGATAAAGAAATCAGGCCATTCCCGTTTATCCTTATATTATTGGCGTTGGCAGTCAGATCCGAATCAACATACCCAGTAACGACATCGCTGGCTCCATCATAAAAATTGATCCTACCCGCACTAGCCTGCATCAGCAATTTACCAGAGGAATTATAGGCAGTAAGTGCCCCACGAAAAGTACCAGTTGCCCCATTCAGCGCCCCAGTAAATGTCAGGTTGCCCGCCACGTCTGCGCTAAGCACCGTCGTCCCCGCATTGTTTTGGATAGATAATCCACCATTTTTGATGAGCAGCCCATCCTTATCCATGACAAATTTGGTGGTGGTGATGGTGTTGTTGGCCGTTATAGCTTCTGATATAGATAGTGTCAATCCAGAAGGTGTTAATTTAGATTCAGCTGATTGCAGGCGTGTATCGATAGTCCCGGTTTCGCCTTTAGTCGTATAATTCTGGGATGCGGTCTGGTTAATCTCATCGGCTTTTAATTGGATTGCGGTGTTCATTTGAGTCGTGGTGCTATAATCCGAAAACTTCCCGTCTGTTGTCGCAAGGGCTGTTTTAGTGGCGTAGTTTTGGCTGACCGATAAGGTGATTTCGTTCACTTTTTGGTTGATCGCACTATTCATTTGAGTCGTGGTGCTATACGACGCAAACTTTCCGTCGACTGTCTGCAACTCACCTTTTGTCGCATAATTTTGGGACATGGTACTGAGTAGCTCTGTTTTTGTCGCAGTTAACTTACCATCCACGGTAACAGCAGCTTCCCAGCCAGTGTCGCACCAAGGCTGTGTATAAACCGCACTGCTTACCGTATAGGTAATCTTATTGCGTATCCACAAATACTTACCCTCTGACCATGCCGGCATTACCGTGCCCCAAGAGCCGCCGGTCTGCGTTGTTTTGGATGTTGATAGGTAATACTGCGCCTCAATGGAGGCAACGCCATTGCCGGTAGCACCCGCGCCGCCCGTTGCACCCGTATCGCCCTTATCACCCTTCGGTCCAGTGGCACCGGTATCCCCTTTAATAAGCGTCCACGCATAAGCTGATGGTGCTGTACTATCTGTCGCCGTAAAGTCTGTGTATTGACCGATATACGTTTTTCCAACACTATCAGTCGTGGAAAACCCGGCCGTCCCTGTTGCATTGGTTGCGTAGGCAATGTGGAGGTAGGATGTTTTCCCGTTGGCACCGTTCGTTCCGGGTATCCCCTGTTCCCCCTGTGTACCCTGGGAGCCTTTTACGAGCTGCCATGAGTATTTAGATGGCGTGGTCGAATCCGTCGGCGTACTGTCTACATACGTCCCGATGTACAGCTTATTAGTGCTGTCCGAAACGCTAAAATCCAGTGTCCCTGTGGCGTTATTGGCATAGGCAATATGGAAATAAGTGGATGTCCCGTCTGTCCCTTTGGGACCTTGGGGTCCAATTCCGCCATCGGCTCCATCGCTGATATCAACCACGGTCACATCAGCACTACACAGCACCGCACCCGCATCGCTAATAGCCGCCACCTTATAAACCGCTTTATCTACAATATCTGCCGCCGTGACGGTAATCACACCCGATAATCCGGTGTCCACACCATCCTTGTACCAGACAGTGGAAACCTGAGCGGTCACATCCTTCTGGCCTTTGAGCACCCGGGGTGTTAATGTCGTGCTGCCTTCCCCATTTTTAAAGATAAGTCCATTACTGGACAACACCTCCATGGTATAGGGAAGGGCATTTTCTACGATTGTTGCCAGCCGGCTGGTAATATCGCTGGACAGCTGGTTTTCCAAGGCTCTAAAATTGGCAAAAACATTTTTGTTTTTGGCTGAATCACTAAAGGATACTTCCTGTTCGCTTACCCTTGCTTCCAGCAGCAGTGTCGGCGTAAACTTCGCATCGTGGATAATCACCGTATCCCCGATATCCAGATTGAGCGTACCCTCGGCCTCATAGGTGATGGCCGGTTGATAAACACTTTTGATTTTAGCCAATGCCTTAGAATAAAGTGTATTAACATTATCCGTATCATAGGACCAGTCCAGGTTAATGTACCGGTCTGCATTGCTATCTAAAAACTGCGCCGGATACTCCGCCATCACAGGTGGGCACAGGATATGGGTATCACCTTCCGGGCTCTTAAACAGCACATTCCCGTCACTGTCCAGCTCCGTCTTATTGAGGGATGCAATGGTTAAGCCGTCCTTGCCCGTTGGATTGATGGCCGTATAAAGGCCCGTCTTATCCACCGTCCGGCGGACACTCTTAATCTCCCGGCCATAATACAGCGTCACATCACTGCGCCGCCTACCCACCCCCTGGTTACTCTCGTCATGGGATTTGTAGACATTGAGCACCATCTTTTCCAGACTTCCATCGCGGTTAAGCTTGGTTTCAAACTTACATTCTGCGTCAAACTGCTTTACAATCGATAACAGCCTGGCCAGCTTCGTGTCCGTGCCCTCCCAGGAAAGCGTCCTGCTCCGGTCCGAGATCTCATTGACCCCAAGGGTCAGCCTTGCAAACTGGATGCCACACACCGTCAGATACTGCACAAAGGTTTTAGCCCCAGCCGCTTCATGGGCCGGGTCCATCTCATTGAGGAGCTCCATGTTGAGGTTCTCGCAGGAGCAGGTCAGCGCATCCTCCGTCTCCACTACTTTCATGATGTTAAAGAGATAATCATCACTGCCATACCGAAACGAGACATAATTCTTTTCCGTCAAAAAAGCCAGGTCGGAATGGGTTTCCAGCGGTTTCGGCACCGTAAAATCAAAAGTGCTCGTTGCCTCTACCAGATAGCGATGCCAGGTATCATTGTAAAAATGCAACGTCCCCGGCTTATCGTTGTCCAGAAAGGCAACCCGCTTTAAGCTTTTGTCATGTATGGATATTAACATTAGAGCCACCTCTTTTTAAACTCAACCGCCACCGTTGGGTTGGCACCGCACCAGGACGAAGGATAAAACTCCACATCCGTATCCCCCGGAGGAAGTGGGGAAAAGACACTGCCGGTCACCAATTCATCATTTCGTGGCAGGCCATTCACCGTGATGCTGTCTGTTGCCACATTAATCACAACTTCACTCCCCACACCATAACGGTTTGGGATATCCTTATACGCTGCAACATTATTCTTATTGGCAAAAAACCGGCCAATCTTATTGATGGATATATATCGTGGGGATGCCTTCCAATCCCCAATAACAACATAGATATATGTCACTTTCTTGTCCTTCAAGGCTGGGAGGTCAATTGTTTGGTAACCACCATAGTAATAAAACCGGATTTTGCTTCCTTCTTTTAAAAGGTCTTCGTATCCTCTATCGTGGAATGGATTTTCGGTGTAACAGCTTGGTGTCAGCTGGATATCTTCCAACTCTCCACCTGGAATCCATTTAATCACATGAGCCGCATTTCCAACCGTATCGGCTTTATACATTCCAAATCCAGCAATGAGAGCATTGTTTTCATCGGTCAGGAGCACCTGTTGAAGCCCCGTCTGCCCCATAAGGCCTGCTTCAAATTTTGATTCCCACCAACAATAAAAATTCTTGGCTCCAACATCTCCATTTGAGTCAGCCGGCAACGTGGCACGGTAGCATCCACCATGCCATTGACTGCCAGACCCTTTGTTATTAACGGATAACCATCCATCAGCATCGAGGGTTAACGATCCATTCAATGTTATTCTGTTGTCCTGTGGATTCGCCCCAGTATATGGAGTAAACCCCGAAAAGCCCGTTAAGAGCCGCTCACTTTTCGTGTAAGCCTCCTGGTCCGCCTCCTCCCGGTTTCCCATCTCGAAGGAACCGCCGGGATGCACAATCCCCAAATAGCCATTTTCCGCCCCGTGGGTAATGCGATAGGTCGGATAGACCTCCCCGCTGCCATCATTGACCACATGGGCCGTCAGCTTGCCATCCACCACCGATGCCGTCACCGTAGTGGTAACATCTGATTCGAGGTAAGGGTCTGCACAATAAAAGGACATCTCAGCCACAACCCGCAGGCTGCCAGCCTCCGGAGCATCCACGCTGGACAGCGTCCCGGTATAATGGGCGTTGGGCTCATCGGCAAAACGCAGCTTGCGGTTTTCGCCTTTACAAAAATCCTTCAACGCCCGATAGCGGGCCATAAAGGTGGCAGCCGACGGGGCCGACAGCTCGAACCGTACCGTAATGGTCCGGCTCTGCTGCCGCTTGCCGTAGTATTCCATGCCGTCGGTGCCCACCGGCCGGTCCTCATCGGTGATGGCATAAGCCAGGGACTCCCGGCCGCTCACCGACAAGGTGCGATAGCCTTCCACGGCGTCCTCGATGTATGTGCCGTCGATGGAGATGGCTTCATCGCTTGCATTATTCACATCATACACTTACCACACCTCCAATCCGATTTCGCCGGGTTTCTTCAAAATCATTTTTTTCTTTGACATATTTTGCGGTACCATAACCGACTTTTTGGCCATCCAATACCGATGTTACCTCAGCCGTTACATAAATCGGCTGCTTTGTCGCTACGCCGCCATCCTGGCCCTGGGCTCGGACAATTGCGCTTCGGCTCATAAGCGGTGACGTTTCTGGCGCAAAGGATACTGCCATCGACCCATCAAAACGGGTTGACGCAATATCGTCAGTCAAGCTAGATAGCGTATTCTTGACGTCCGGGAAGCCCTTCTCCAGGCCTTTTGCCAAGGACTGCATAATCCACTGACCATTGGGAATAAGCAGGGCCAAGTCATAAGCTTTCGGCCCCTTGTGCTCCGCAATCCATGTGCCAATGCCTGAAACAAAATCCTTGACCGTTTCAAAAGCACTCTTGAGTCCAGACAACAGCCCGCTCATGATGTTGGACCCGGCATCCCACAGCCATTGCCCTGCATCCGAGAAAAACCCCTTAATGGTTCCCGGAAGCCCGGAAATAAACCCGGTGACATTATTAACGGCTCCGCCTGCTGCATTGCTAAGCGCATCCCAAATGCCCTGGAAGAACCCTGTGATTCCGCTCCATATGCCTTGGATGGCAGAAGCTGCTGAACCAAAAATGCCTCCAAACCATTCGCCCACGGCTGAGAACACAGCGCAAATCCCATTCCAAATACCTTGGAAAAATCCGACAATGCCTCCCCATACGCCCTGAATAAATGCTACGGCTCCTGAGAACACGGCAACGATACCATTGAGAATGCCGGATACGATAGAAATTAATCCCTCAATAACTGGGATTACTATGGAAAGAATCACAGTAACCACCGTCATAATCGGCGGGATGATAAAATTCAAGAAATTCAGGACGGCCCCAAAGAATTGCATCAAGATTGGGGCCAATTGACTAACTACCGGCCCGAGTGCCGTCTTCATGCCCTCAAAAGCTTTGCCGATGGTTTCGCCTAGTCCACTGGCTTTTACCATATTGACCATGGTAACAAGCACATTACCAATCCCGGATATGATAGGGCTAATTCCGTTAATCACGCCGGAGATATTGGTTTGCCCAATGGCATCCATAACCCCGGAGATTGCCCGCTCTATTGATGTTTTTAGATTGATTATCCCAGAACCTACTCCTTTTGTTGCGTCCTTTGCTTGTTCAGAAAACGAAGTGAATCCTGCGCCTCCATTTTCATCGAGTTCAACTATTTTTTGATTAAACTCATCCATTGAAAGCGAACCATCTTTTAACGCATCATATAAAGCTGTTGTGTTTGCCCCCGCACCGAGCATAGCCTGGGCAACTTGATCAAGTTGCCCAGGCATAACTTCCTGCAACGTCCGCCATGACTGTAAGTCAACCGTTCCCTTCCCTAGCATTTGAGAATATTGTTGCATCGCCCTGATTTGGTCATTCGTTGACTTGCCGGAAGCTAAAAGCATATCATTAAACGCAAGGCCGATATCTGTCGCGGAGTTTATATCTCTAGTCAATGGCGCCAATTGCTGAACAAAACTAGTTAAATCAGGTAATTTTGTAGGAAGACCTAACAACCTATCACTCATCTTTTTTATGGATTTTGATGCATCTTCAGATGAATACCCCATGTTTTGCATAACTCTTGGGAAGTTGTTCATGGTGTCGATACGTGAAATGGCACCCCCCATGGCATTTGAAATCACACCCATCGCTTTTGACGTCACTGCAGCCGCCGCTCCTGCAATGGCTCCAGCACCAAGCAACCCAGAGGCAAATCCGCCTCCGGCCTTTGCGCCCATTGTATTTCCTGCGCCCGATGTGTCAATCTCGCCAAGCTGTTTGGATATCGCTGCCTGCGCTCCCTTAAGCGATGGCATCAATGTAATATAGGCTGATGCTAATTCAATCGCCATTTAAATCCACCCGCTTTCTACTTAGAATCTCTGCACATTCATCGACGGTTAACCGTTTTTTCTCCGACGCTTTATGAACCGTCTCTCCGGGTCTTGGTACCAATTGCGGCCGATTAATGCCATCAACGCCATCCTTGGTGTTTAGCCAAAAAAGATAAGCCAAGGTATCACTCATCTTAGCCAGCAAGTAATGTTCGACGTCCCAGGATAATTCCGGATTCTCCACGGACATACAACGGCTGCGGACCGGTAGCATCGCCGCCAAATCCGCCGCCTCAGCCACGGAAACTTCTCGGCCAATAGCATCAGCACTTACGTTGTAATACTGCCTAAAATCGGCTCGCAGCTCTGCCGGGTGTTTCCCTCTTAGCGCTGCAAGCCACATCAGTTTTTTGCGTTAAGGGCCTCCATGGCCTTTGTAAACCAATTGGTCATGGTTTCGACACTCAAAATTTCAGAATTGCCCTTCAATTCGGTCTTAATCCGCTTGTAGTCATCCCCGAAAATCCGCCGAAACAACGGTACGATTTTCAAAGCATTTCCTTCTTGGATATCCGACATCGCTTCAAGGGTTTCCATATCCTCCAAGCGTTCCCGCGGAATTTCAACGATGATGCCATCAACGGCAATTTTATTTTTATCCATGCTTAAACCCCCTCTGCAGCAGAAATATATTCATAAGCTGTATTTCCGCTAGAATCCGGTGCTGCCGATAACGTCACTTCATATCCGATCGGTTCATCATCCTTGTATGCAACATCGCCAAGCTCAATCACCTTGCCGGACGGAATCACAATCCTCTTAATTTTATTATCGGATAAGATCAACTCAATCGCATAGATATAGTTCGACTTTTCTTTGCCGTTGTGCTTAATAGTTATTAATCCGCTTACGGATTCTTTTGCGACGTTTCCTTTTCCGTATGCTTGTTCGAGGGATACTTCGTTCGCTTCGATCATCTTAAATTTAAATGTTTCTTCCATCGATGTCTGCGTGGTCAAAACAGCATCGCCACCCCATGCCTTGACTGACGTGGAGTCCGTCTTGATGGCATTGGTCACGCCATCCTCACTCACATAGCCAACGCACTTAAACGCTTCATTTAAGGCAGTTTTTGCATCTGTCGGTGCAGTTGTTCCGGTTGGAGCTATAAAGATAGCCCCAGTGGCCAACGGCTTACCTACGGATACGTTTTTTGCATCATTTTCCATTACTCATTACCTCCTATGTTGTTACAAAATCCACGACCAATTGATATCGGTTCGACCCGGATTCAGTGTCCGGGTAATTATAAATTGAATTGATTGACACTTTACAGATGTTTACTTCTGACACCATCTCACTAAGCGCATCGCGGACAGAATAAGCTAACTCCGACGCACTTAACCTCTTATCCGCCCATGCTTGTATAGCGACGGTTGGACGGTCAATGACCACACTGTCATGGCTGCCACCTGTCCGCTCAACCGTCACAAAGCTCGCCGGTCGGCTCGATGGCACATTAGCATAGGCTTGGAATCCTTTTTTCTTAAGATAATCAATGATTTTCGTTTCAATATTCATGTTAATTACTTCTTCCGGCATCGAGAGACTTTAAAAGCGTATTGTGCTTTGCATTTGATGCCATCGATTTAAAATCAGTTGTCTTTACCATCGCATGAGCCCGGTTCTTCCCTGGTCGGACATCTGCGGCATATTTACCGCTACCCATACCATCGGCACTTGCTTTTATTTTTTCTGCCCGTTTAAGCAGTTCGCCCTGCACAGCAGAGCTGTTTAGGAGCTGTCGTGCCCCGGAACTGTTTATTTTAACTTTCACATTAGCCATCGCAGCGCTTCACCTCCACTTGATAATTCCACTCTCCAGGAGTGTTTTTGGGCACATAATATGTCGGATCGCCAATAACTTCCATCCAATCGCCGCGCACCTTAAACCGGCACCCACGAAACGAGTAAGTTTCATATCCTTTTGGGATATGCAGCGTATAAACCACAATAGATCCATCTGGCCGGATTGATGTATTGGAGTTTCCAGACATCAAATCTTTGGTTGATCCAGGGTCAATTAGGACATTCTCAATATCTTCAGTGGATGGAATTAAGGTAGGGTCACCCATAGCATCGGGCGGCCCTTTTGTGTAACGTTCAAGCGTTACTGTTTCTCCGGTTATCATCACGCACCCCCAATTAACGGGGGGATGCTGCCCATTTTTTGCGTGCCAATACCCAGCATTTTTTTCTCCCCAAGGGTCATATACAAATCCCCCGTTGGATTGACATAGGTCTGAGACTCACTGTAACTCCCTGCGGTTTGGGAAAAACTCGACATCGGCGGCATATCAATGGGTGACATCATCGCGCGCTTGACCATCTCGCAATTAATGGATTTAAGGGCCTCGCCTTGCAGTTCGTCTGCTGCGTCAATGGCCACGCCGCTTTGCTTGCAGGCCAAGGCGACCTTAACCGCCGCATCAGAGAGCAGCGTGGTGGCGCGCTGCTGCTCATCAGAAGAAAGCAATCGCCACCGGCTCTGTAAATCCTCTAGAGTTGCATAGGCATCCATTAGGATTTTGTCACGGTGATGGTGTAAACCTTGCTGTAATCACCGTTTGTTACGGTTACGGTCACCGTATTGTCACCGCTGGTCCATGTGGCCGCTGAACCGCTCGCAACAGCATCGCTTCCATTCTTAATGGATACCGTAGCATCGGAGTCCCTGGCAACAGCCGTAATGGTATTGGTGGCATCTGTAGTGGCACAGGTGTAGGTAGTGGTAGACCCATCAAAGGCGGGTGTTAAAGTCTTTCCACCAATTTTCAGGGCTTCCAAGGCACAGTCCGTGGCATCGGTCAGCTTTACAAAGTATTCGTCCCCGGTAATCCGGAAGCCTACCTCGATTTCGGCGCGAACGGCAAACATGTTGCGCTGGAACAGGTTGATATTCTGTTCGCCAGTGGTCAGGGTTGCTTGGTCAGAGATTGCAATCTGTACCCCCTCCACAGTCCCATATACCGCCTGGCTCCAATCCCCTGCAAAGCCGATGGTATTGGGGTCCCCCGGTACGTAGGTTGCCTTTTTAATTTGCACAGGGCTGCCCAAAATCATTGGCACCCCGCTTTCTGCGATGGAATTAACAAATAGTGGACGCTTATTGCCATCCACAGCCGTCATCAGGATGCTTTTCGCCTGAGGTGCCAGGGCGAAACCATTTAAGATGCCGCCGCCAGCTGCTACAGCAGCATCAGCAGCAACAAGCCCCTCCCAGGCATTACTCTTAATTCCAAAAGCAGAGCAGCCAGAGAGCTGGTCGAAATTATCACCTGGCCTCGTTGTCCCGCCAAAGGCCGTATTATCAAAGGTCTTTGCCAGAGCATAAGGCAACCGGCGTACCAGCTCTTCATACAGCGCCTGCTTATCCCGGCGGAACTGATTACTAAAGGGTTCAATTACCGCAATGGTATAGGGGGTGATGGTCTTGGTTGCCAGGGTGTGCTTAGAGACGGGCTTTTCATCCGTTTCATTCACCCACGCCGCCGCTGGTTCCCCGGTGATGGTCTGCACCTCTAACCCCCGCCCAGGCAATTCAATACGCCGAGCCAGGTTCATAACCGCCGAATTTTCCAACACTTTACTCCAAATTTCTGTAGAAACTTCCTTGGGTAAAGAAACGCCGGAAGTCCCTCTGTTCATATCAATAGCCATATTTTTATCTCACTTTCTGTTTTTTAAAACCAATCCTTGGTTGCTTCTTCAAAAAGCTCAGCAGTGGTTACACCCGCTTTGCTTTTTGGCTTCTTCCCGTCGCTCTGTACAACCGGAGCCGTTGACTGCTCCCCGGTAAACTCCTTCAACATGGCCGCATGGGATTCCAGCTCATCTTTTGTAGACCCCCGAAGGAGATTAGCCGGCACCCCGGTTTCTTTTGAGACCTCTGCCGCCCAGGTATTCACCTGTTCTCGCTGCTTAAACACAGCGTTTTCTTTTTCCGCCTTTTCAATGCGCTCCTGAAGCTTCTGCAATTCGGTCTTTTGGCCTTCTTCGATGGCATCATATTTTTCTGCCTTCGCCTTCAAATCCTCAAAACCAGCATACTTCTCGCGCTCCTTGGTGAGGCGCTTCCTGATGATTTTGTCCAAATCCTCCTGAGTTGTAATGGCCGAAAATTCTTCGTGGCCGCCATGTTCTTCTACCCCAGTTCCAGCACTGTTAATTTCTTCACTCATTGCAAAATTCCTCCCGCCCTTTTGGCGTTGAATCCACCGTCTTTTCGACGTTACGCTACTTCACACCATAGTCCTTGCGCATCTGTGCCAGGACATCCTTATAATTTCCGCTATCTGCGTTTTCCCGGGAATCCCGGTAATCCGAATACAAAGCATCCGGATCATAGCCCTCTACACCGTCCACACCAGCGACGATGTGACAGTCACAATCATTATGAAACTGCATCATCTCACCAGCGGACTGCTTCGAGTAATAAACAAAACCACGACTGGCAAGCATCATGCAAAAAGCGCACGTATGAGCACCAGTCGGTACCCTAGCAAACATCATTTTGTTTTTTCTGGCATTATCAATCATCGTTTGATGCGCATAGTTCCGCGTCTGCCGCCATATATTTTTATTGACGGCATTAAGCGGGTTTTCTTCAAGTGCATCATACCTAGCTTGCGCTATCGCATAGCGTAGTGACGTATCCAGACTGTCAATATTTATAGATTCCGATGCCAAGGCGTTTCCAACTCCAGTTTGCAACTCAAAAAACTCAGCGGCATTTAGAGCAGCAGCGCCACCATATTGACGAATGAGAGTGTCAGCAAAATTAAATATCTCATCCCTCAACGGCCAATAATCTGTTGCATTTAACGATTTGATAAAACGGCTAAATTCAGCAGACGCCTCATTTGCAAGTTGCATTGTCACCCGGCCGTAATTCAAAAAATCATCACGGCTGAGCATTTGGATCACTCCCCGCATTCATCGCACGAATTGTTTCAAGCGTCTTTTTTGACTCATATTTGCGCTTATCACTCAACAGCCTGGTAATCTGGCTCTCGGTATACCCCAATTCCTCTAGGGCCACCTGACTTTCAGCAATCCACGGGATGGCCGACACCTGCTTAATAATCGCATCGGATTGGCTCACCACCGACGGGATCGCCGGGTTCCTAAACCGTGGCTGAATCTTCTTAATATCATCAGGCAGCGCATCAACCGTGGTGTTACCTGCGATGGCGGCCACTAAAAGTCCGATATTACGCAGGGCCATGCCGTTTGTTTCGTTGAGTCCCTCGGCTTCAATAATCAAATCTTCCTTGGCTGCATAAATCGCCTCAGCCGATGCTGGATTATCATGGATAACGCCAAGGGAAGATATGGGAATGCCCGTTTCTCCGGCAAACTGGGCCGCCAGAGACCGCATATAGTCCATATGCGGCTGCATTGAGGCTTGCGGGAATTGCCCCACACTCGGCACATCCCCATCCTCATCTTTCGATACGGCAAAAAAGCTTCCCATGTAAGCCTCCCACTTTGAGTTATTCGCAAATAACTGCGGGTCAGCCCCCATGATGTACTTTTGGGGACTCGTGAAAAACTCAGACGATATCTCCGTCCGCACAGCCGTCCGCACAGCGCTGTCCGTGATGGACATCACCGCCCGACTGATTCGGCTCTTTCCAAAGGGTCGGTCCAGCGTCGGTCTGTAAACCATCGGCTCCATGAGTGGACGCCCCTGCTTGTGTGCCTTGTAATCGCCAGACCAGATGCCACTACCCCCACGATAAAGCTCAATAATGGCAGCTTGTGTATAAAGATTAATATGAGTCGGCTCCCGTGTCTTTGGGTCCACCTCAACGATAGTCATCCCACACTTAATCTTTTTCCGGCGGGAGTCCCACAACGCTGCCGCCGTCTCAGCATCATAAGCCGACAGGACGACATCCGGGTCACCTGGACCGCCCTTTGATACTGTAATAAACGCACACGAGTGGATTAACTCACTGGTTGTTGCTTGCCGATACAGCACCCCAAAGTTATTGTCGCTAAAGATATCGTTAACCCCGATATCCTCATCCCCCGGCAGCACGAACCCGTCAAATCGACTCCGTACGGATAGCATATCCACGGCTTTTGCCGGCCATCCAAGGGCGCACTCCATATTTTTAAGGGCCGGCGGGATGGAAATCCCCAAATCCTTCATGACATTTTTTTGATCATAATATATTTTCTTATTGCGATTTCGGACTAGTTTTCTCTTCCAAACTTCCACCAACTCGTTAAGTTGGTCTTGGTCCTCATTCGATAATCCCCATACATTCGGGGCATCAAAATCAATGCACCCATAAGGCTCCCACATCTCACTCATACAATCACCTGCTTTCTTTGCGGATTCCGCTTCGTCGTAGCTGCTGACCAAAATGCCAGTGCTACCGCTTCAATCAATGTGCTGTCCACATTCTTTCCACCAAAGGACCAGCCGCCATTATTGCCAATAAGCCGCTTCTCACTCAATAGAGCTGAGTCGTTCAGGGCCGGCTGCCCAAAGTGGGTCACATCACCTTCCTGCACGGCATTGAGCAGCATGCTCGCCGCTGCCACCACATCGCTGGACTTTGGCACCGTGATGGCGCCCTTGCCCTTGATACCGCCCTCTGTCAACATCTCAACCAACGCCAGGGATGAGTGCAAGCCATCCACCACAATGGTAGCGGCCTTATTCTTGCGTTCAATCAGCCATTCCGCCAACCAAGAGATCCCTGCGCCCATGGGCCGATTCTCGATAATTTCGACGTGCACCGGCCCCGATTTCGGCTTAAGTGCCACCGCCAAAGACACCGTCGCCCCGTCGGCGGAAAACTTCACCGCATAGGTCAGTTTCCCATCCTTCGGAGGATTTTTCGTCTCGCACCGATTCCACTCATTTTCGTTGATGACCGCAACGAATTGATATTTTGGTATCCAGTACCCCAGGCGTTCCTGAGCGAAGGACACATCGTTCATTGTGCTGGCCTCAGCTCTCACAACTCCGATATCCAAGCGAATGCCCAAGGCTGGATTGGCATCATACCAGCGCTTTTCATCATGGATGTCCCCAACTTCATCAACGCTCCACTCGTTCCATGACACGTCATTTTCTTCTCCGGCAATGGCGCCATCTCTAATGTGTGCAAAGACATCCCCAGACGTTTCTGGCCCAGGCGGCGTCCCGGTAAAGATAAACTGGGGATTTCCCAGTGGCGCACTGGATGCCGTGGCCATAATGGCCTTGAGCTGCGTATCCGTCAGCTCCTGGGCTTCATCAACCACTACGACATCGACGGTGAAACCACGCCGTGAAGATTTTGTTCGGGTGGAGAAGTAAATGGCAGCTCCGTTTTTAAAAAATATAGCTTCCTTCCCTGACGCCCGGCGAATCGATGTTACCCGGGCATTCAGCTCCGGGTAATTCGCCGATTCATCGTTCTTTTTTTCTCCAAAAAAATACTGCACCCGGTCAAACAACTGGGTAACAGTTGAATAATCGTGAGCAGTATATAAGATTTTTTCGCCGATGAATAAAGCTCCATAATTGATGCGACTTTCAAGAAGTGCCGTCTTGCCGTTCTGCCGCGGGCACGGCAGGCCGTTCCGGATATGCTTCCATTTTCCCCCAGGGCCGACAGCCAGCCAATCGCTAAGGACACCGACTTGCCAGTCATCAAGGACAATGCCCATGGCTCCCGACAGGCGCATTGCCTTATCCACCTTACTTTCATCGTACCCCTGGGCAATGTGGATTCGTGGATTCTGGTTACCGCGCATCGTCTAGCTCCGCAAATAATGCCTCAAGCTTAGATCCACTTCCAGCATCATTTTCAGTTTCCGCCATTTCATGGATGGCTTGGATTGTGTCACGATATTCCTTTGATAATTTTGCAATGATTGTTGTCGGCGTGTCGGCAGAAAACAGATTATCATGCAGCAGATCACGGAGTTCGATCAAACGTTTAAGCGTGTCACCGTCTCGGTCATTAAGATTTGCACTCTTTATCAGCTCTTCGGATGTCATTACTTCCGCTGATCTATCATCTCTTAATCCCAGTGACTTTACCCGGCCCTGGATGCTGGATTTAGATCGCTCTAATTCAGTAGCGATATCCCCAAGCGAATACTTGAGATAATTCGTACGTATGAATTCATCCTCTTTAATTGTAAACTTCCTTTTTCGTACGATATTATCACCTCCTAAAAGAAAAAAAGCCCTATGCCGCCG